GCCCGGTGGTATGCCAGCTCGCCGTGTATCAGTAGGTAACATCACTAGAGGCCCTAAGACTGACGGCGTTAAAATCCGTGGTACAGGTGCAGCTACTAAAGGTGTTATGTCACGAGGACCAATGGCCTAATGAATTACGTCCAGTTACAACAAGCAATTCAGGATTACGCCGAGACAACAGAACAGTTGTTTGTAGCAAATATACCTACCTTTGTCGTTCAGGCAGAGACACGTATATACAACACGGTTCAAATTCCTTCTTTGCGTAGAAACGTAACTGGTGCGTTAACTGCTGGTAATCAGTACTTATCATTGCCTAATGATTGGTTGGCAACGTATTCAGTAGCGGTTATAGACACCACTGGTAACTACAATTACCTTTTGAATAAAGACGTGAACTACATTCGTCAAGCGTATCCAAACCCAACTCAGACTGGTTTGCCATATCAGTATGCTGTTTTTGGATCGCAGTATTCAGACATTAATGAGCTATCTTTAATCGTTGGACCAGTTCCAGACAATAATTATGCTGTAGAACTTCATTATTTTTATTACCCACCAACAATCGTTCAGGGTAAAATTAGCGTTCTTTCCAGCATCATCACTGGTGGTACGCTATATGTGCCGGGCGTTTATGAGAATACTGCTTTAACTGGTGGATCAGGATCTAATGCTACAGCTACTATCGTGGTTGGTATCTCTGGAATTGTAACCAATGTAACGTTAACTAATGGTGGTCAATTCTATGTTCCGGGTGACGTTCTTTCTGCCGATGCTGCTAACTTAGGCGGATCAGGATCAGGGTTTACCATTAATGTATCCAACATTTCCAACACTACTGGGACATCTTGGCTTGGTGATAACTATGAGCCAGCTCTGTTTTATGGCGCTATGCGTGAAGCAATGATCTTCCAGAAGCAAGAAGCTGAACTCATTAAAGAATACGAAGACAAATATCAAGAAGCTATGTCTCAATTGAAACGTCTTGGTGATGGCCTTGATCGTGGTGATGCTTACCGTGACGGTCAAACCAAACTACAGGTTAAAACATAATGGCTATTGTTCAAGCAGCATGTAACGTATTCCAGCAGAACTTACTCAATGGTAATGAGAACTTTACTACTGGAACTTATTACATTGCCCTTTATAACGCCAATGCAAACTTAGACGCTACTACTTTGGCATATACCAATGTCAATGAAGTCGTTGGAACTGGATATACGGCAGGTGGTCAGCCTTTAGTCATCACTACCCCGCCAACTATTAGCGACCAATACAGCGCTACTTATGTATCTTTTGCGAACGCATTATGGTCTCCTGCATCCTTTACCTGCAGGGGTGCTTTGGTCTACAATTACAATACAGGTGCAGCTTGTTTTGTATTGAACTTTGGATCAGATAAAACTTGCAATAATAGCTTTACAGTGACATTCCCAGCAGCGTCTCCAACGTCTGCTATTTTGACAGTAAGCAGTTATACCGCTGCTAACGTAATAAGTTCTGGTGATTAAGGAGTATTTATGAGCAGCGAAAAATCTAAAATTGGCGATACCGTAGGAGCCAGTGCTTCTTTTGGCGGTGGATCAATTGATAAATTTGGCCTAGAAGGTGTGTATACAGCTACTTGCTATGATGCAAATGGCGTAGAAAAATGGTCTGACACTATCTATAACTTAACTACTAACGTAGGCCGTCAAAACTTATTGAACTCTTACTTTGCCAATACAGGCGGTGGTGCAATCGTTATGGGTTTAATGGGTACTGGCTCACCAGCTTACACTGATACTCAAGCATCCCACTCTGGCTGGTTAGAAGTTGGTAATGCGAATGCTCCTACATACTCAGGAACTCGTAAGACTCCATCATTCTCTGCCGCTACATCTGCTAACCCTTCAGTATTAGTTACATCTGCCGCAGTAGTGTTCTCAATGACTGGTTCAGGTACTGTTGCTGGCGCATTCATTAACGTAGGTGGTTCTACTGCAATCGACAATACAACTGGTGTTTTGTTCTCTGCTGGTGACTTCACAGCGGGTTCAAAAACTGTAACGTCAGGCGATACAATCAACGTTACATACACACTCAGCGCTGCTGGCTAATAGGAGACTAACATGGCGTTAGTCTTAGCAGATCGTGTCCAAGAAACCACGACCACTACTGGTACGGGTTCTGTTACGCTTGGTGGAGCAGTCCTTGGGTATCAGAGTTTTGCCGTCGTTGGAAACGGAAACACAACCTTCTACACTATTGCAGACCAAGGCGGTGCAAATTGGGAGGTTGGTATTGGCACGTACTCAACTACTGGTCCTACTCTTGCTAGGACTACTGTTCTTGCTTCTTCTAATAGTGGTAGCTTGGTTAACTTTACCGCTGGTACCAAAACTGTTTTTGTTACTTACCCCTCTGAAAAATCGGTAAATTTAGATGCATCTGGTAATGTTAGCGCTCTTGGCACGATTGCTTCAGGCACATGGAATGGAACGGCTATTGTCACCACTTATGGCGGTACTGGCCTTACTTCTTATACTGCTGGAGATCTACCTTACTATACAAGCGGAACCGCTTTATCTAAACTTGGTATAGGTACAAATGGATATATTCTTACTTCAAATGGTACAGCCCCAGTATGGTCAGCAAATACTGCAGCCACGGCAGACCAAGCGTACTTCTTATCTTTTATGATGGGCTAACATGACTACTTATTCAAACACTTCGTATGCAGTAAAGAACGTTAGCACGTCTGGTTCTACTGCTATTTCTTCTATTGCTTCTGGTACTGTTGCAGTTTCAAGCCTTATATTATCAAATACCAGCACAGCCCCAATTACTGTTAATGCTTACATCACAAGATCATCCGTTAACTATTATTTAGTTTATCAAGCGACTGTACCTGTTGGTGGCTCATTAGAAGTTATTCAAGGCAACCGTGTTGTTATGATTGCATCTGATTCTTTAACTGTTTTAGCTTCAGCAGCAACTTCTTGCGACTGCTGGGTTTCTGCTCTGACTGCGATTTAATATGGCATTTATTGGTAATACTGTACAGACACAAGGCTTTACCCCCGCTATTGATTACTTTAGCGGTAATGCTTCGACTGTAACTTTTACCCTTTCTCGCCCTGTAGTTTCTGTGTCTCAGATGGTTGTTGTAGTAGCTAACGTCATTCAAAACCCAAGTTCAGCTTATACAGTATCTGGCAATTCAATTACTTTTAGCTCTGCTCCGCCTAGCGGAACAAACAACATCTGGGTTGAATACACTAGCCTTATTACCACCTACAACGCAATTAGCCAAAGTCCATCAGTTATCGGTGATATAACAGCTTCTGGCGGATATCTTGCTACAGGTAGTTTTAATAACTCATTCCTTGATGGAACCATTGTTGATTATGTAACAGGCAATGGTCGAATTACTGTAGGTCCATCTGATGGCTTTACGCTTTATAACGGCGGTACTACTGGAAGAACAGCTTTAGCTTCTTGGGATACATCTGGTAATCAAACATTAAGTGCAAGTGGAATTATTAAAAATAGTTCTGGAAGACCAGCACTTAACCAGAATGGCGGTGTATTACAAGTAGTTAATACTATTTCTCAATCTTATGTTGGCACATCTTCAACATCTTTTATAACAACTAATATTTCTGCAAGTATTACTCCATCATCTACATCAAGCAAAATTTTAGTTTTAGTTGAAGTTAATGGAATACAGAGAAGTGGTGGTCTTGATGGTCTTCTCTTAGCAGTTTATAGAAATGGTTCAAGTGTTTTTAGTGTTGAAGGAATCGCTGGTTACTGTAATAATATTACATCTGGAGAAATAGATGTCGGAGGAGTATCTCAATCTTATCTAGATTCACCAGCATCAGTTTCTTCCCAAACATATACTATATACATAGCTGCAGCTACTGGTAATGGAAGTTTGCATATAAATAATTATTATGGCTCTGTTAGAAGTAGTGCATCAATAACATTAATGGAGATTGCAGGATGAGTTCATCTTTATTCAATGCTATTAAATATGCCTATCCACAAGTTATTACTGTTTATAGTGATGGCGATATTTCATCAACCAAAGCAATTGATAAGCAAGGTAATGCTATTGATTTAGATGAAAATGCTATTAATAATGCTATGGAAATTTTAAAATCTGAACAAGATGCTCGCATACAAGCACAAGCAGCTGCCAAACAATCAGCACTAAATAAGCTCATGGCACTCGGACTTACCGAAGAAGAAGCATTATCACTAGGAGTTAATTAAATGAGTCATTATGCAAAAATAGTAGATGGAAAAGTAGTCAATGTCATTGTGGCTGAACCTGAGTTTTTTCAAACATTCGTAGATTCAAGCCCCGGTGAATGGATTCAAACATCCTATAACACTATTGGCAATCAACATACTCAAGGCGGTACACCATTGCGTGGTAACTACGCTGGTATTGGCTACACATACGACAGAGAAAACGATGTGTTTTATGCCCCAAAACCAACAGAGAACGCTACACTAAATACAACAACATGGACATGGGATGTCCCAGAGTCTGACTTACCACCAGTTGAATCAAAGGCTTAATAATGGCTATTAGCACTGTTGACTACACAGGTTTAGCTAACGGGCAAATTAATAGCTCGTGGACTACTTCTGGTCGCCCATCTTCTCCTATTGTTGGTCAACAAGGATTTAATACTACGATTGGTTTTATGGAATACTGGACTGGTAGTCAATGGGCTACATATGGATCTATTTCAACGCCTTCTGTGTCATTTTTAGTAGTTGCTGGTGGCGGATCTGGAGGTTCAACAGCATCTAATGGTTCAGGTGGAGGAGGTGGAGCTGGCGGTCTTATATACTCTGCCTCTCAAGCAGTAACTGCTGGAACTACTTATACAGTGACAGTTGGTGCTGGAGGTGCTGCTGTAACAGGCCTTACAACAGGCAATAATGGAAACAATTCATTATTTGGCACGTTTGCAAACGGTTCAACGGGAGCTGTAGGTGGTGGTGGCGGTGCAAAATACGGTGGTGGTTATAGTGCAAATAACGGTGGCTCTGGAGGTGGTGCATCTAACAACGCTAGTTCAGGCGGGTATGGATTGGGCACTTCTGGACAAGGTAATCAAGGCGGTATCAGTATTAATTTTAGCGTTGGTGCTGGTTCTGGGGGTGGTGGTGGAGCTGGAGCAGTAGGAGGCAACTCAGGAAGTAATGACCCTGGCCCATCAGGTTCTGGCGGTGCTGGTCTATCATATTTGATTTCTGGTTCATCTGTTTATTACGCTGGTGGCGGTGGTGGTGGTGCATTTAATGGTGGTTCAGACCAACCTGGATCAGGCGGAGCAGGAGGTGGTGGTGCTGGAGGTGCTGCAGGGTCAAATGGAACTGCTGGTACTGCTAACACTGGAGGTGGCGGTGGAGGTGTTGGTGGTGCTGGAAGTGCTTCTGGATCTGGTGGATCTGGAGTTGTAATTATTTCGTATCCAAACTCATACAAACTTGCAGCAGCAACTGGAACAGTTACACAAACCACTTCTGGCGGTAATTATATTTACACATTTACAGGGTCGGGAACGATTACTTTCTAATGCCATACATCGGAAACCCCATATACCAATCGGCTTTTGTTACTGACCAATTTAGCGGTAACGGCTCTACTACGGCTTACACAATGTCGGTTGCTCCTGCTGGTACAACTAACGTACTCGTGGTGGTTTCTGGTGTAGTTCAAGACCCATCTACTTATGGTGTAACAGGCAACACACTTACATTCTCAGCTGCCCCACCTAGTGGTACAGGCAATATCTCATGCCGTTATCTTGGTGTGCCTGTTACTGGAGTAACTACAACCGCATACAGAACCTTAACAGAATTTACAGCTACATCAGGACAAACTACATTTACTCCTCCTAGTTACACAGTTGGTTATATTCTTGTTTTTCGTAACGGAGTTTTGCTAGGTTCTGCTGATTACACTGCATCCAACGGCACTACAGTAGTTCTAACCACAGGCGCAACAGCAGGTGATTTAGTCACCACCGAGTCTTTCTACGTCTCAAGCGTATTAAATGCTATTCCTAATAGCCCCGCTTCTGTTGGCAGTTCTAATATTGTTGCTGGGGTTACGTTAACTTCACCTATTATTGCTGGAAATGGAATTACGTTTCCTAATAGCACTACACAAGCAAGTGCTGGAGTTGTTTTGCAAGTGGTTCAAGGGACATACGCAACACAAACAAGCACAACAAGCGGAACTTATGTAAGCACAGGATTAACTGGTACTATTACACCTAAATTTTCTACAAGTAAAATTTTAGTTATTGTGCAAGGTTGCGTACAAAGTGCTGCAAGTTTAAATACAAATATTACTTTGTATAGAGGAACTGTATCAGGCACAGATTTATCAGGAACAAGTGGTGGAGTTGGTTTTGGATATATAAATGCCGGTTCAACATCTTCAAATCAAACTCCAGTTATTTCTTATTTAGATTCGCCAGCTACAACAAGTTCAACCACATATACTTTTGCTTTTAAAGTAGGTGGCGGTGGCACTATTTATGGATGTGTTGGTGGTTCTTTAGCAACTATTACTCTTATGGAGATTGCACAATGATTACTTTACACGAAGCCATTTTTGCACTTGATTCAAACATTAAAATTATTCGTGGTGATGTTGCTTACGATGCTAATGAAAAAGAAGTTAGCTACGATGCTACTGCTGCACAAGCAAAACTAGCAGAACTACAAGCCCAAGAAACCGCACGAGTAGAAGCGCAAGCAACTGCAAAGGCTTCTGCACTAGCTAAACTAACAGCCTTGGGTCTGACTCAAGCTGAAGTAACCGCATTGATAGGATAAACAATGACACAAGCAGCTAACTTAGGCGCTCTCGGTTCTAATGCAGGGGCTACTGGTACGTTTCCAGCGTCTAGCTTAACAGGCACTTTACCAACAGCATCTTTACCTGCTGGTTCTGTTTTGCAAGTTGTACAAGCTATTAAAACTGATTACTCAACTGTTTCTGGTACTACTTTTGCAGCTATCCCAGCGCAAGGTGGTTCTGGTTCATTTACTCTTTCAATTACGCCGAGATCTGCTTCAAATAAGATTCTTTTAAATTTAGTTCTTAATGGTGGTATTACTTCTGCGGCAAATAGTTATTTTAGAATAACAAGAAATGGCACTGCTATTGGTGTTGGTGATTCTGCTAATGGTAATTTACAAGCTGGTACAGCAAGTTTCTATAACGGTGCTGGTGGCTCTCATGATACAAACTATATGTTTACTGTTTCTCAAGTTTATTTAGATTCCCCAGCAACAACTTCAACAATTAGCTATCAAGTTCAAGTTTGGGTACAAAGTGGAGCTCAAGTAACAATAGGAATTTCTCCAAGTTTAGGGTCTGGGTCTACTTTAGCAACAGTACCGGCATGCACATTAATTGCACAAGAAATAGCAGGATAAGGATAAATCATGGCACTAACTAAAGTTCAGCCAGAAATGATGCAGCAGTTGACCCCAGCAATCATGCCTGCTGGGTCTGTGATTCAGACTGTGGTAACAAACTTTCCAACGTATTTGTCTGGAAATAATGGAAGTTATGCAGATGTTACAGGGTTTAGTTTAACAATAACCCCAATTAGTGTAACAAGCAAAATACTAATTTTATATAGTATTAACGGTATTACTACAGGCACAAATGCTGCAACATCTTACCCTGTATATTTCCAACTTACGGACGGAAGCAACAACCAGATTCTTCAGTTAATGAATAACTATGTTCCTGGTGGTAATCAAGTTTATGGTGAAGATGGTTACTCTGGTTCTTATTTGCATTCTCCAGCGACTACATCTCCATACACATACAAGATTAGAGTAAAAGATGACGGTTCTTCTCATGGTTGGGTAATTAATAACTACTCTACAACAGCCGCTAACTACTCTAGCCTTGTAGCCATGGAAATCAAACAGTAATGTTTGGAATTTCAGCCTTTGCACAGTCACCGTTTGCCTCTTTAGGGGGCACGGCTTATCCTGTGTCGGTTGCAGAAAGCTTTACTTTATCTGATACTTACGCTGGACCTGCAGCTTTTGGTGGCAATGTTGGTGAATCTTTTACTACTACTGATGCTGAGCCTGGCAACTTTAACTTCTACCCAACCGTATCTGAAACAACTTCATGGGCGGATAATGCCTACGGAAACTGGTCTGGTGGTAGAAGCGTAGCGGAAAGCTTTACATTCTCTGATGCCTATACTGGGGTAGGTAATTTCCCTAAGACTACAGCTGAATCTGCGACCTTTACCGATACTGAAAGTGCGGTATTTAATGCCAACGTGACCGATGCTGATACAACTACATTTACAGATGTTTGGGCGGCTAATGCTAACTTTGCACCTGCCGTAAATGAATCATTCTTAATCCAAGATACTGTAACTGGTAACTGGAATACCAATGCATCCATTTTTGAGTTGGCAACATTTACCGATACCGTTGTTGGTAAAGCTAATTTTGTTGGAAATATCGTTGAACTGCTCAGTCTTTTAGACTCGCCATACGCACGTGGCTGGGTTAAAATTAATGACAGTCAGACCGCCAATTGGGGCGCAGTAAACAATAGCAATACAACAACTTGGGTCAGTGTCAATAATGCAAATAGCACTAATTGGACTCCCGTGGATGACAATCAATAAGGAATTGATATGGCAGAATCGTACTCATCATCGTTAAAACTCACTCTGATTGGTGACGGAGACCTTTCTGGTACTTGGGGCGATACTACCAATACCAACTGGAATCTCATTGAACAAGCCGTAGTAGGCGTTGATGGCATTAATCTGACTGGTTTAAGCTCTTATACCCTCAGTAATTTGAACGGTACTTCAGATGAAGCCCGCAACATGACGCTGATTTTCACTGGTAGCCCATCGGTTCCGGTCACTATCGTTGCCCCTACAGTCAATAAATTCTATGTAATTAACAATTTAACTGGTCAAAATATCATCATGTCCGCCTCTGGTGGCTCAATTAACTTGACCATTCCAGCTGGAGTTACAGCTCAATGTTATTGCGATGGTACTAACCAAAGCGGTACAGGTATAGGCTTTTACGCAGCTCAGACTGGAACTGCTGGTAACTTCAACGTAAACGGCATTTTAACGACCCAAGGCGCTGTAGACGTAGGATCTTTGTACACTGGTGGCAACTTCTCCGCTGCTGGTGTTCTAGGCGCTTTTACAGCTGCATCCTTTACTGGAAGCATTTCAGGTACGACTTTAACCGTTACTGCTGTAGCTAGTGGAAATATTTTCGTTGGTCAAACAATTTCAGGATCTGGAGTTACTTCTGGAACTAAAGTTACCGCATTCGTATCAGGCCTTGGATTACTGGGTACTTATACAGTAAGCAATTCTCAGACCGTTCCAAGTACCACGATTACGGGTACTGCCGCTGTTACCGTGCCAACTCCTGCAACTAACGACAACTCTCTTGATACCGCTAATACATTCTATGTAAACAATGAGATTGCAGCTCATGATGCTAACGTAGCAATTACCGGGGGTACGATTACAGGTAACTATGCTCTTGGCGCTGCTAAGATTGTAAACTCTGGCGGATGGAGCGTAACCCCATCAGGCACAAAGCTTTATTTCAATTACAACGGAACTAATGTAGCATCTCTTGATTCGTCCGGTAACTTCATTGCCCTTGGCAACGTTACTGCATTTACTACCCCATAAGGAGAATCACTTGCTATTTGAAATCCACGCAGAAAAGAATGCTTCTGATAAGAAAGTATTCTTTTACGATAATGAATCTAATGTGCTGAAAGACGCAGATGGAAATGACTTTAGGTTTCCAGAGCTAGATAAGCCTTTAGAACAGTATCCTGTACGTCCATTTAGCAAGGATTTCCCGCTTAAGAAGTCTACTCATATCCAGTTACTCAAGATCCAGTTAGGTCTTGGCTGTAATTATTCATGTGATTATTGCTCCCAAAAGTTTGTTGAGCGTACTGAATCTACCTCAGCTAAGGACATTAATGACTTCCTTGAGAAACTAAACGTTCTTGAGTTCAATGAAGAAGTTGGCCTTAAAGTTGAGTTTTGGGGTGGTGAGCCTTTGGTTTATTTGAAAACCCTCAAGCCATTAGCAGAAGCCATTAAAGCCCGCTTTGATTCTTGGACACGCAAACCTCAATTCTCAATCATTACCAATGGCTCTATCCTGACAGAAGACATCATTGACTGGTTGATGATGATGGACTTCTCGGTATCTATCTCTCATGATGGTCCCGGTCAGGCCGTTCGTGGTCCAGACCCGTTCGATGACCCTGAGAAAAAGAAGTTAATCCTAGGCTTCTACCGCATGATGACCCGTCTTAAAAAGGGCATTAGCTTTAATTCCATGCTTTCCGCTAAGAATCAAAGCCGTAAAGCTATCTCTGATTGGTTCCGTGAACTCACCGGAGATCCTCATGTAGCCCTAGGAGAAGGTGGAATCGTTGATGCTTATGATGAAGACGGCATCACAAATTCTTTACAATCCCTAGAAGAACACTTTACATTCCGCAGAACAGCCTTTGCTGATATCTTCGGAACCCGTGGAGATATTGCATTTAAGATGCAAATTGACAAGATTGATGCCTTTACACGCTCAGTTTTATCCCAGTCTCCAGCCAAGTATCTAGGCCAGAAATGCGGTATGGACGATGAACATGTCCTAGCAGTGGATCTTCATGGCAACGTTATCACTTGTCAGAACGTTTCCGCTGTAGAAACATCCAAGAATGGGGAGTCTCATTTAGGTGGAAATCTAGCAGATTTTGGCAACGTTGCCATTTCTACCTCAACTCACTGGTCTAATCGTGCAGAATGCCCATCCTGCCCAGTACTCCATTTATGCAAGGGCGCTTGTATGTTCTTAGACAATAAGTTTTGGGAAATCTCATGCGCTAATGCTTATTCAGACAATGTGGCCTTATTTGCCTTGGCATTTGAAAAGATGACTGGCTATATCCCTATGCTGATTAAAAATGATGCGTTGCCACTAGAGCGTCAGGATATCTTTGGTACAGTCTTCAAACATGAAGAGAAACCAGTTAAGAAAATATTTCCTATCAAAGTGGTTAGCGAAATCATAGAAAAGATTGATGATGTAGAAATTTATGGAAAATCGAGGGTAGCTGCATGACATTACCAGCTTCAGGTTCAATTAGCTTTAGCACAATCAACGTAGAGATTGGTCAACCATCTACTTATTCTGATTCATTGAGCTTTCTTAATGGTTTGATTTTGCCTTCACTTCAACCAGTAGAGCCTAGATTAAATGCATTTTATGGACTTACTTACTTCCAAAATAATACCCAAGGCAACTGTAATAACGGCAACGTTGGCAACTGTAATTGCAACTGTGGAAATATTCAGTGTACGAATTGCACGAACTGCAATAACATTAACTGTACCAATTGTGACACTCAGCAATGGCTTCAGAATAACTGCAACTGTGCATGCACCTACAACTGTAACGTTAACCAAGTAAGTTATAACTGCAACTGCGCTTGCAACTGCTCTAAGATCATCTGTGCCAAACTCTATGAGCAAGGCAATATGGATCCTAATGTATGGGTAGCTGATCAAGCCTATGGAAAACTACTACGTAAGAACGATAGACGTGTATACCGTGGTTATATTCGCTGGGCTAGGACTGTGACAGCATGGATGGACGGTAAAGGACCTGAGTGTTTCCTATGGCTTCCTAAAGAAAAACGTTTAGGCGCTCAAAAGGTAGCTATTAATAAAATGGCTCTTCGTATTGGTATTCCTTGGTCGGAGCATATGGCTTACCTCATGGGGGCACGTCCTAATGATAACCTACGAGGCCGTGTACTTATGGCTATCGGTGTACCTATCAGTCGTTTAATTGATTACATTCCTCATCGTAGAGGCCATCGTGTTGCTACTTTATTAGGCATGTGGTCATTATTTTGGTTAAGCCATTGGACTGCTTCATCTATTGTTGGTCTAAGCAAACTGTTTAACTCTGCTAAATCTTTTATCCTCAAGGCGGCTTAAATGAATATTGAAACTCCAGATCTATACCGTGATCACATCGTTCATTACTTTGATACTCAATTAGGTAGCGATATCCTAAACCTACCAGATGATAAAAAGTTCAGACTATTTCAAATGTTGACTGATTATGCTGACGTATTAGAAAAAATCTTCCATCCCGGTATCCCTATTCTTGAGCATATTCTTGGCAAACGTTGGTCAGCGGCTAATGCTAACCCACATGAAGGCATAGACTTTCAACATGATTGCGAAATCATCCGTCAGTACGAGGCTTGGAAAAGTGTTCGTTAAGCTACCTAAACACATAGGCGGGATTGATTACCGCCAGATGGACCTTCAAATATCTTATGAAGGTGCTATTGAGTACTTTGACGTAGATCTTCCTAAGAAACAATACGTCTT